GGGAGCAAAAATGAAGCTAGCGATCACAATTGAATTCACGGCCGGGGACAGTGCAACATTTGTTGCATTGCCACCGGAGTGGATGAAATGGGAACAAAAGACAGGCAACACAATTCAACAGGTACAGGACAAGCTCGGCATTGCCGATTTGATGTTTTTGGCTTATCACGCCATGAAACGCGAATCCGGCGGCAAACCTGTCAAACCTTTTGAAGCATGGTGTGAAACCGTAACGGACATAAAGATCGGGGACATTGATAGCCCAAAAGCTATCGATCCGGAAGCCTAAATCGTTTGATTTGGGAGTTAGCAATAGCGACCGGATTGTCACCGTCTCAATTTGAAACGGCCGAGGATGTATTGACAGCGATTGAGATACTGGAGAAGCGAAATGGAAACTGAGTCAATCACTTATGACAAAAGTGATTTGCGCGGAATTCTTAAAGCTTTCAAAGCGATGGATGAAAATGCCGTAGAGCAAGCAAAATCCGTTTCAAACGGTTTGGCTACCTATGTGCAAGGCAAAATTGTTGATGCGGCACTTACTCGAGATTTAGCTTCAATTAGAATTGCGACCGGTGCAAGAGTTTCAAAATCTTCAAAAATTGGTGAATTGTCCTTTGGATTTGCCTCGCAAAAATTTAGTGGAGGCGGCACAACTCAACAACTTTGGGCTGGTTACGAATTCGGATCAAACAAATTTAGGCAATTTCCAATCTGGTCAGGAAAATTTGGCCGCGGTTCGCGTGGATGGTTTATTTACCCAACACTTAGAGCTGAACAGCCTGCCATAATTGCCCAATGGGAAAATGCATTTACTAAGATTTTGAAGGAGTGGTGATGGCCGGTCAATCAAGAACGCTCAAATTATCAATTTTGGCCGATGTCGATCAGCTAAAAAAGAGTTTGAATACAAGCACCGATGATGTCGGTGGTTTTACGAATAAACTTGATGGTTTTGGAAAAATGGCGGGTGCAGCTTTTGCAGCTGCCGGGGTTGCTGCCGTTGCCTATGCTGGCAAATTGGCAATTGACGGCGTCAAAGCTGCAATTGAGGATGAAGCGGCTCAAGTAAGACTGGCCAATGCTTTAAAAAATACAGTTGGCGCAACTAGTGGCGCAATCAAATCGGCCGAAGATTGGATTTTGAAGCAATCTTTAGCTACTGGCATTGCAGACGATCAATACAGGCCGGCCTTAGAAAGAATCACTAGAAGTACAAAAAACATTGAGGAAGCTCAGAAACTCACAAATCTTGCAGCTGACATCGCAAAAGCCAAAAATCTTGATTTAGCCACCGTCGCAAATGCATTGGCAAAAGCCAACGACGGACAAACAGGCGCATTGAAAAAATTGGGAATTACTCTAGGAGACAATGCAACAAATCTACAAGAATACAACAAAGTTCAAAAACAATTAGAAAAGGCGCAATTAGACGCTAATTTTGCATTGCAAGAGTACGGACCAAAATCTAAGGAATACATTAAGGCTTCAGAAAAAGTCACAGAAACACAGGAAAAAGCCAACACTATCGCAGCTGCCGGAATTGATGTTTTTGGCGAATTAGGCAAAGAATTTGCCGGCGCGGCTGCAGAATCAGCTAATACATTTCAAGGCAAATTGGATCGCTTAAACATTGCGTTTGCCGAAGGTAAAGAAACTATTGGTGCGTTTATTCTTGATGCAGTAACTCCTTTAGTCGGATTCATTGTTGATAAAATTGTGCCAGCCATTTCCAAATTTATTGGTGCAGTCGGTGGCGATGAAGGTTTAAGCAATACTTTTAGCGTTTTTATTGATGGCGTCAAAAGTTTTGTCTTACCAATTTTGGAAAGTCTAAGAGGTGTGTTTGATAAAATTAAAGGAATTGTGGACCAAAATAAAGACGCATTTGCCGCGTTAGTAACTTTTCTTTCCAAGGTAGTTGCACCATTTTTAGGCGGTGCTTTTAGTATTGCAATCAAAGTTTTAGGCGCGGCATTAACAGGCATTTTAACCGTCGTTTCAAAAATCATTGATGGCTTTTTAGCAATCATCAATTTAGGCAAGAAAATTGGCGATGCGCTTGGTGGTTTGTTTGGCAATAGCTCAAATCAATCATCCTCAGTTGGAGTCGGATCATTTGCCGATTCAGCTTCAAATCGTATTCAATCAATTAAGGCAAATGCTGGCCAAACAATCAACATCACGGTTAATGGCGCGGTCGATGCTATTGGTACAGCCCGACAAATTGCACAGATTCTCAGCCGCGAAGCTACAACATCCGGCACATTCTCAAATCTAGGTGTCTCCAAGATTGTGTCAATCGGATGACATGGCTACCAAACGCCACAGTTACGGTTGGCGGCACGTCGTATTCAGCTGAAACGCTATGGAACGCCACAATTACTTATGGCCGAACAAATGTATGGCAACAGGCTCGCGCCGGATACGCATCGGTTGGAATCCTCAATCAAAACAATGTTCACAATCTATTCCAGATCAATGATTCATTGGTTATTACCATCGATGATTCAACGGGTGCGCCCATCACCGTTTTCACAGGAATCGTCACGGACATCGAAAACGAAGTCAATGCCGGTGGTGCTATTGCTGATGTCGTAGTTCAAACAATCACGGCTGTTGCTCCATTTGCTTTTATGGCTCGAAAAATCGTGGGAACTTCGGCTTATCCAAAAGAATACGAAGATGATCGAATTACCACAATTTTGACCGAAGCCGGCGTCACGATCGATGTCGTGGACACACCACCAATTTATGAATTTACAGCTCGGGCGGCCAATCCGACCGATGCTTATTCATTGGCTGCCTACTATGCACAAATGGCTTTCGGTTACATTTATGAGACAACCGATGGGAAAGTTGGCTATGCCAACGAATCGCACAGACTCAATGATGTGCAAGCAAACGGTTATTTGACCATCCCGGAGTCTTACATTCTCACAAGCGGCGTTTCAAGTAATACCACACTCAATGATCTAACAAACGATGTCTTACTTTCCTACAAGGCAAATGCCACCGTCACGGCTGAGGATTTAACATCAATCGCCATTTATGGCCGACAAGCTGCATCCATAACTACAGAGCTTGAAAAGACGGCCGAAGCACAGTATCAGGCCGATCGGTATGTCAATCTTAGATCAAATCCTCAAACAAACCTTTCAAGCTTTACAATCCAGCTTGACTCAAGCTTTGTCACAGCTGCCGATCTTGACGAGCTGTTGAGCATGTATTTAGGCAAGCCAATTCAAATTCTCAATCTTCCAACCGGAATCATCAAAAACACATACCGAGGATTTGTCGAAGGATGGCGATTGGTGTTCAATCAGTATCAAGCCGCCATGGCTTTGACAACTACGGATTCATCCTTGTCGATTGTTCCGACACGCTGGCAAGATGTTGATCCAACACAACAATGGCAAGACGTCGATCCGACGGTACCATGGTACGCATACGAATAAGGAGAAAAAATGGCAACTAGTCCGGTGTATGGCTGGCCCGAGCCAGCGGATACAGATTTTGTGAAAGACGGTGCGCTTGCAATGCGCGATTTAGGCGATGCCATCGACAGCACGCTAAGTCAGCAAATGACGCAAATCTTGATGGGAGTTTTTTAAAATGGCCACAACACCAAAAACGATTTTTAGAGGTGCTGCCACTACGGGAGGCTCAACTCTCTACACGACGCCAGCGGCAACACAGACAATTGTCACAAACATTGTTGTGACCAATACAGCTGCTACAGCTGCGACTTTTAGCCTTGCGCTGGCAACTGTCTCGATACACACCACGACAGCGATCGCGGCTAATTCGACAATTTACATTGATCTAAGACAACCTTTGGCTGCAACTCAGACCGTCACAGGTTCGGCGTCGGCAATCACAGTCAATTTTCACATCGCCGGAGTGGAGATCGTTTAATGGCAATCAACACGGTACCTACAAATGATCCTAAAACGCCTCGTCGCTTAACTCTTACATCCGGCACAACATGGGTAGTTCCAGCCGGTGTCACTTTTGTTAATGTCACTTTAACCGGTGGTGGTGGTGGTTCCGGTGGTACAAGTACAGCGGCAGTTGATTCAGGTGATGGATGTGGTGGAGCTGTTATCGTCTCAAATCTGACAACTACACCGGGCGCATCAATTACATACGCAATTGGCGCAGGTGGTACAGCTGGAACAGCTGGCCCGGGGCCGACAGCCGGTGGTTTAGGTGGCACAACTACATTTACAGGTGCAACATCGGCCGCAGGTGGCACAGGTGGCCGCACAAATACCACAGCCGGCGTTGCTGGCACAGCTCAAGGCATGGCCAATAACGGCGCAACAGGTTCATCGGGTAGTGGATCAAACGTGGCAGGTGCAGCAGGTGGAGCAGGTAAAATCGAGATTGAATACTGGGTGTAAAAATGGACAGATTATTTGCGGTCATTGAAAATGACGAAGTTGTGAATGTTGTGGTTGGCGTTGAAGATTCAGTTGTCAAAGCCAATCCCGGCAAATACATCGAATACACCGATGGTTGGAAGTATCCAGCTGGAATCAACGGTGAAGCCTATTTTCCAGCTAAGCCGGTCAATGAGTAGTTTTCCTCAAGGCACATTGCCTCGATTGATTCAGGTTGCGCTGGCCGAAGTCGGCACAGCTGAAACTGGCAACAATGAGACAAAGTATGGAAAGCACATGAAAGCTGACAAGCTTCCGTGGTGTGGGTCATTCTTGAATTGGTGCGCCGATCAAGCCGGCGTCAAAGTGCCGAATGTGGTCAGTACAAAAGCCGGGGCCGACGCTTTTAAGAAAAACAAACAATGGCATGAAACGCCTAAAATTGGCGATTTTGTGTTTTTTGATTTTGTGATTGATGACAAAGTAACGATCAATCACATTGGCTTGGTTATCAGAGTTTCAGACAAACAAATCGTAACCATCGAAGGCAACACATCAAGCGGTGGAGATCAACGCAATGGTGGAGAAGTGATGGTTAAATCACGCATTTTGGGAGCGAGATCATTCGTGGTGGGATACGGCCGCCCGGCCTATGCACCATTTTCGGGAGAATTACCCGAAAGACCAAAAGGAGAATAACAATGGACAAAGCAAAAGCAATTATCGCTTCATGGCTGCGCTCGTATTTAGCAGCTGCATTGGCTGTGTACATGGCCGGTGGCAATCTTGAGCAAATGGCAATGGGTGGCGTGGCAGCTGTTGTGCCGGTCATTTTGCGTTGGCTCAATCCAGCTGACAAAGCTTTCGGATCAACGGGGAATTGATTCGGAGATCACTCGCGGCAAGCTTAGTTTTGGGCCTATCACTAAGCTTGACCGGGTGTGGTTATGACGGATGGGTACGGTATCCATGCCAAGAACACGAAAATTGGAAGAATCCAGAATGTCAAAAGCCACAATGCAAGGTGTCGGGTACCTGTACGGAAGATTTGATTGGTGATGTCACGTCGAAATAAAGACCGTCTTAGTCAGGAAGAAATCAAAGCGCGATTGATGTTTTTGATCGGCGCGGTTTTGTCATTTGTTTTTCTCATTGTTACATTGGGCATCACTTACGCGCTGATTTTTGTCACACAGCCGATTGGCAATCAAGCTCCCAACGATGCAGCTTTCATCGACTTACTCAAG